CGTATTTATTCCGTCCGATAAATTTTGGCTTTACTGGAGATGTGATGGTTCAGGGCATGATTATTATGGATTTAAGATTGACTACATTAAAAAAGCGGATTCTTATCAGGAAATGGTAGGAAGTGCATCGGATCTTCCAACTGATGCAGGAGATACCATCAATCTTTCTGAAGGCAATTATCCTGAATCAGAACACTTGCCATACAAAGATGGTACGAGAATGCTTTGGAAATATTCATCCTCTGAGAGTATCAGTTCCTCTTTATCTTTTGACTGGGTGAGAGTAAAGGATAAGGATATACAAGCTGCTAAAGAAAAAGCAGAAACAGCAATATCAAAGATATCTGTAGTAGAAGGCTCTATTTCATCAATGGTTAAAAAGGGTGAGTTTGGAACCTTTATGAGACAAAACTATAATAGCTTTTTACTTGGCTTTAATAGTGCGAGTAGCTATGTGCAGATAACTGCAGGAGAAATTGGCTTATATAACGGTGCGATTGATTCTGACCACAAAAGAGCCGTTTTTGATGAAAATGGAAACCATTTTTATCGTGATGGAAAGTATATCGGGAAAATCGGTACAAACGTATGGAGTGGTAATAGTTCACATAAAGGGCTGGTATTTGACCTTGACAGCGAAGGAAAGTATATGGCTTTTTCACAGGAAGAATCATCGGGTGCAGGAAGTTATACAACTATGCTTTGTTTTTCCAGGGCAAATAGTATCTATGGCCAGTATGGGATTCATCTTGGATGTAATTTATATGCTCATGGTTTTAAGATTATTGATCCACAGTGGGAAACAGGATTTGGAGTGAATGCCACAATTAATTTTGTACAGGTGCTTGATATGAATTCAGACGGAACAGTAGCCAGATGGGGTTCGAATGGTAGGATGACCTTTAAGGATGGAATACTAATGGATTTAAATTATTATGCATAGGAGGATGTGAAATGGCAGAATTAATTATTAATACAAATGAAGTGGTTATCAATGAAGGAACGATTAAAAAAGATGTGGTAAAAAAGCAGGAAGTAAAAGAGAATAAAAATACACTTCTTCTTGAAGAAATCAATCGAAAGCTGGATTTACTGCTTAGAGATAAGGAGAAAAACAATGGAGAAACCAACCATTAATTATGCTCTTGCCTATCAAAAGTTTAGAGGAGAGTTAAGCTCTCATATCGCAAATCTTCAGCAGAAAATACCTATTCCGACCTATATGGTAGAGGGAATACTCTCAAGTATACTTTCTGATGTAAGGTCTGCTGTGATAAGTGAAAATGCCTTAGAAGTAGATGCTTTTAGAGAAAGTCTTGATAAATACTATGAGGATAGGGAGAAAGAGCTTAATGATGAAATACTTAAATTAAAGGCAAAAGATGAAGAAAAAGTAGAATCATAATTGTTTATTTTTAGCAGCTAATAATAGCTGTTTTTTTATTACAAATTTTAAGGAGGAAATTAAAATGAAAGAATTTTGGAACATGATTCAGATTGCTTTTACAGCAGTTGGAGGATGGCTAGGATATTTTTTAGGAGGGTGCGATGGACTTATCATTGCCCTTCTTTTATTTGTAGTCATCGATTACATCACAGGAGTGATGTGTGCAGTAGCAGATAAAAGGCTATCCAGTGAAGTTGGCTTTAAGGGGATTTGTAGAAAGGTGCTTACCTTTATGATGGTAGGTATCGCAAATGTCCTTGATACGAAGATTATAGGTGGTGGCAGTGTTCTAAGGAGTGCTGTCATTTTCTTTTATCTATCTAATGAGGGCATCAGCCTTTTAGAAAATGCAGGACACTTAGGGCTACCAATCCCTGAAAAGTTAAAAGTTGTTTTAGAGCAGTTACATGATAAGGAAAGAGGAGGAAAAGAACATGAGTAACAGTAGTCTAGTGAATATGACAATGCTTAGTCCAAACCATAGCGGGAGACGAAATCAACCCATTACAAAAATTGCAATCCACCATACAGCAGGGGCTATCAGTGCAGCAACAATCGGTCAGATTTTTAGACCAACATCAAGACAAGCCTCTTGTAATTATGGTATTGGAAATGATAACAAGATCGTTTTGTGTGTTGATGAAGCTAATCGCTCTTGGTGTACATCAAGTTCGTGGTGTGATAACAGGGCGATTACTATTGAAGTTGCTAATTCGAGTAATGGTGGAAACTGGCCAGTAAGCGATAGGGTATTGGCAAAACTGATTGACCTTGTTACCGATATCTGCAGAAGAAATGGGATTAAAAATTGTACCTATACCGGTGGAAAAGATGGAGTGCTTCAAAAGCATGAATGGTATGCCAATACCAATTGTCCGGGACCATATCTAGGCAGTAAGTTTCCATATATTACAAGTGAGGTAAATAAAAGGCTAAAAGGTAGTAGTTCAAGCTCATCAAATGCAGGGACATCTTCCTTGTATAGAGTAAGAAAGTCTTGGTGTGATGCTAAGAGTCAAAAGGGTGCATTTAGAAGTCTTGAAAATGCAAAGAAGTGTGCAAATTCAAATACAGGATACAAAGTATACGATGCAAATGGAAACGAAGTCTATCCAAGAAAAATCACCTCATCAAAAAGCGTTGACACATTGGTAAGAGAAGTTATTGCAGGTCACTGGGGAAATGGCAGTGATAGAGTAAACCGCCTTACATCTGCAGGGTATGATTATGATGCTGTTCAAAACAGAGTAAATGAAATCTTATCCGGTAAAAGCAGTCGCCACTCAGGTGGAAAATCCATCGATACTTTGGCAAGAAAGGTTATTAGAGGTGACTGGGGTAATGGTCAGGATAGAAAGAATAGACTTGAAAGAGCAGGTTATGACTATAACGCTGTGCAAAGAAGAGTAAATGAACTCTTATAACTGAATATCTAACTGTAAGCCTACTGGGGAGAAATCCTTGGTAGGCTTTATTTTTTTGTCTTTATGGGGTTCGAATTCACCAAATTTCTCGCTTATAGATAGCAAGGGAAAGTTAAAAAATTCCTTTGCTGGAAGGGAGCGTAGGAATGAATGAAAAGCAAAAATATGAAATATGTAGGCTTCGTAATGAGGGACTTGGTTACACAAAAATAGCTAAAGAGGTTGGAATTTCAGTAAATACTGTAAAATCATTTTTTCATAGAAATAGAAATAAAGATCCTAGAATTAAAGATAAAGATGTAATAGGCTACTGTGAAAACTGTGGCAAAGCGATTATTCAGATAAAGGGAAGAAAAAAGAAAAGGTTTTGTTCAGATAAATGTAGAAATGACTGGTGGAATAACCATAAGGATATGATAAAGCATCGAGCAGTATATGACTTTACTTGTAAAAATTGCGGGGAAGAATTTTCAGTGTATGGAAACTCAAATAGAAAGTTCTGTAGTCATGCTTGTTATATCAAGTATAGATTTGGTGGTGACATCTATGAATAAGGAGTTGGATTTACGAGAAATGACCTACCAAATTATCATGAAAAATATGAAGAAAATGCTAATAAAGGGCCTTATATCTAGAGAAGAATATATGGAGCTTGATAGCAAAATGAAGGAAAAATATAAGCCTGTGACAGGCCCTATTTATAGCGAAATAGACTTGATATAGTGCGGAAGTTACGGGAATATGTGAATGGGAAAGGAGATGATTATATGCCTAGAATTACTAGAATTGATGGCAAAAAAACAATAGAAAAATCAAAGAAAAAAGTTGCTGCATATGCCCGCGTGTCTATGGAAACTGATATGCTTCATCACTCATTATCTGCACAAATAAACTATTACAGTACCTTGATTCAAAATAATCCTGATTGGGAATATGCTGGAGTTTATGCTGATGAAGGAATTACTGGAAGAAATACCAAACACAGAGATGAATTCAATAGGCTCATAGAAGACTCTAAAAATGGAAAGATTGATATGATACTTGTGAAAAGTATCAGTAGATTTGCAAGAAATACAGTGGACCTTTTAAATACGGTAAGAGAATTAAAAGCAGTTGGTATCAATGTATATTTTGAACGAGAGAATATTAATTCTATTTCAAGCGAAGGGGAACTTCTATTAACCTTGCTGGCATCATTTGCACAGGAAGAAAGTAGAAGTACTTCAGAAAATGTAAAGTGGGGAATTAGAAAAAACTTTGAAAAAGGAATAGCAAACTCCACTAAAGCACCTTATGGATATAGGTGGGACGGAGAAAAATTTAGGATTATTAAGGATCAAGCTGAGATAGTAAAAGAGATTTTTAGAAGATATCTTGATGGCGAATCAGCATATTCTATAGCAAAGAACTTAGCTGAACATGGGGTAAGAGGACAGACCGGAAATCCTATAGAACAAACCTCGGTTAAGCTAATTTTAGCCAATCCATCATACACAGGTACAAGATTACTACAAAAATATTATATATCGGAAAATCAAACGAGGAAAAGAAACAAAGGTGAACTTCCGATGTATCTGGTGGATGATATGTATGAACCCATTATTTCAGAAGAAGTTCATGAAAAGGCACTTGAAATTATGAAAAAACGTGCTGAAAGTATGCCTAATAAAAATCCTAAATTAACTCCAATTTCAGGACTTGTTAAATGTGGAGTTTGTGGAGGTGGCATAAGCAGGCGAAAGTCATCAGGAAGATGGATTTGTAACACGAGAGAGCGTAAGGGAAAAACATCATGCACAAGTAGACCGATACTAGAAAAAGAACTAAAAGAAGCTACTATAAAAATTATGGGGAAATCGAAATTTTCCAGAGTAGATTTTACGAAAAGAGTAGAAAAAATTTTAGTATATGGAGATAGAATTGATTTCATATTACTTAGCGGAAAAGTTTCTTCTATTAAAAGAGAGTATTCCGGAGAAAGAGGAAGCAATCCATTTTTCTGCAAAATATACTGTGGTTATTGCGGTGATATTTTCCATAGGACAAATTGGAAAAAACAAGGAAAGGTATGGATTTGTAGTAAGAGAAACGGTAGTTGCAAGGTAAAGAAAATAAGAGAAGATGAGATTATAGAAGCTTCAAAAAGTTTTCTTGGCGAAGATTACGGAGGAAAGGTTGTAGAATATATCAATAAAATTTATATCAAAGATGATGCTGTAACCTTTACCTTTAAAGATGGGACGGTGAAAATATGGCAAAGAAAGTGAGGACGATACCAGCAACCATAAACCGATTTAGCCTTGAACCCATAGTTAGTACAAAGAAAAGAAAAACAGCAGGTTATGCCAGAGTATCAACGGATAGTGAAGAACAAGCTACAAGTTATGAATCACAGATGGCTTATTACAAAAATTATATAGAAAGCAGAAGTGATTGGGAATTTGTAGGTATGTATTCGGATGAAGGCATCAGTGCTACAAACACAAAGCGTAGAGATGGGTTTAAACAGATGATTTCAGATGCTCTTGATGGAAAGGTCGATTTAATTGTTACAAAATCAGTCAGTAGATTTGCGAGAAATACAGTAGATTCTCTTCAGACGGTAAGAAAACTAAAGGAAAACGGAATAGAAGTATATTTTGAAAAAGAAAATATCTGGACACTTGATGCAAAGGGGGAGCTTCTTATAACTATAATGAGCTCATTAGCCCAAGAGGAAAGCAGGAGTATATCAGAAAACACCACATGGGGTAAAAGAAAACAGTTTGCTGATGGCAAGGGTAGCTTAGGATTCAAGCATTTTCTTGGGTATGATAAAGGTTTTGTTATAAACACGGAAGAAGCAAAGACCGTAAAACTAATTTATAAGCTGTATGCCAGCGGACTTTCCTTTTATGCAGTAGCTAAAGAACTTACAAACAGAGGTATTAAGACACCTTTTGGTAAGAGTAAGTGGCACATAAGCACAGTAAAATCCATACTCACAAATGAAAAATATAAAGGTGATGCTTTATGGCAGAAAGGATATATCTCGGATTTCTTGCAAAAAACTAGAAAAGAAAATAAAGGGGAAATACCACAATATTATGTTGAAGAACATCATGAGGCTATCATTCAGCCGGAGCAGTTTGACTATATTCAAGCAGAAATTGCAAGAAGAGAAAATGATGGTAGGGGCAGTGGACTTACCATATTTTCTAATAAGGTAAAATGTGGAAAATGCGGTGCTTGGTATGGACTCAAAACTTGGCACTCCAATGATGAATATAGACGGGAAATTTACAGATGTAATGATAAATATAAGACTAAGGGAAAGCCTTGCAAGTCACCACATCTTACAGAGGCTGAGATAAAGGACATATTCATCAAAGCTGTAAATAAATTTGTAAAAGTAAGAAAAACAGTAGCAAAAGAAATATCTACCTTTATAGATACTATATGTACAACTACTGATTTAGAAGTGGAAGCTAATAAGCTAAAGCAAGATTTGGAAAATATAATATTCGAAATGGAGAGTATCATAAGAGAAAATGCTAAAACTATTCAAAATCAGGAAGAATATTTGCAAAGAGAAAATAAAATAAGGCTAAGATACTCAGAAGTTAATTCTAAGTTAGCTGAGGTAGAGAATGAAATAAAAATCAAACAAAACAGAAAAACTATGCTTGAAAATTTCATAAAAACATTAGATGGAATAGAAAGTGAAATTACTGAATTTGATGAGGACTTATGGTCAGGCTTACTTGACTACATTTTGATAAAGGAAAAAGGGCACTATACGGTAGTCTTAAAAAATGGTACAGAGGTAGATACGTAATATAGAAGAAACTGGAACTTTTAGAGAAGTAAAAAATATGGTAAAATTATATAATATATCACTTTTGATATGGAAGGAGGGAAATGTATGGAAATTAGATATATAAATGCATCTGATGATAAGATGGAAATCAGTAGGATATACGAAGAAAGCTGGAAGTATGCATATAAAAATATAATTCCACAAGAATTTCTCAATTTCATTGAAAGAGGGCGATGGGTATCAGCACTAGATTTGCCTAGCTGGAATACTGTTGTATGTATTGAAAATGGTGAGTATATTGGAACTAGCAGTTTCTCTAAATCTCGTTTTCAAGAATATCCATCTCATGGTGAAATTATTTCTATTTATATGCGTCCAGAATATATGGGCAAGGGATATGGCACCAAATT